GTTGATAGGTGGCGGTCTTCTTATGGTGCAGAACTTGGATGAATTGGTTACCGGACATAAATTGGAGCAATTTATGTTTAGGCTTTCTTTCAAGGGCTCTTTGAACCTTTTATCGGGGAGGAAATTGAGTTAATTTCTCCCTTTAAAATTGACTCACTAACAAACAAGGAGGCAGTTCAACCTCGCAGTCAAATAATGAACACCCCTGGAGTATAGCCGGATTTACTCCCCCGGAAGGACTGGATAGTCCGCTTTATTCAGATCAATCTGAATCTGAACTTAGGCAACTCTCATTTGGACAATCTGTACCACATGGATGTTGCAGAGCAACACATTGTTCTCCTAAGTATCATGGCCTCATATCGAAGGGACCTACAACAACATATTGGCCGCAGGCAATGTGCCATATATGTACTGTGGGTGGCCCTTTGCCTTCTTTTGTTCCTCAATCTGGCATTTTTCCTCAGTTTGAAGTTTATGAGGGCGTAGTTGTCATACCTGAATTTTTGTATCCTGATGGATCTATTGTTATAGATGCGATTCAAGAAGTTTTGCAAAAGAAAACAGAATACAATGCATATTTTGAATTGGGTGATTTTACGCTACCTATGCCTGATGGCAATTTTTATGCTTCTGCGGCAAATACTGCAAAAAGGTTCATTAAAAGATATAACGAAGCTAATCCCAATGGTCCTCCAATCAAAAAACAAATTTTCTTGCCTCAATCAGGTGTTTTAACATCTGAAAGTTTAACTAAAGATATGGGCCAAGTCTTAACAACTTTTGTTAACGATACTATGTACGAAGAAGTTTCTTTTGATATAGACCATGAACGCACATTGTATTCTAGGGATAGTGATATAGAACAACTTAAACATTTTTTATCGCGTCCAACAAATATTGCTTCTTATGTTGTCACTCCAAACACACAATCTGTCACTTTAAACCCTTTAACAACTCCTGTTGTCATATCTCCCGGTTTATTTTTTACAAATAAGAGAGTTATGAACAGAATGAACAATTTTAGGAATTTTAAATGTGATGTTTGTTTTAAGTTTATGATAAATGGCTCTCCATTTCATTATGGTAGGTTTTTTGCTGGAGTTTTGCCAAATTCTGGAGATGACAACATCTCTAATCCTACTGGTATAACTACGGCAGGTAATCAATCCACTAGAATGCGTATTTCTCAATTGCCAGGGGTTTATCTCAATCCCACCACTAGTCAAGGTGGTTGTTTGCGAATGCCTTATTTGCATAAATTTGAAGCTTTTAACACGTTAACTAGTGAACAAAATGATTTAGGTGTAATTATATTAGCAGAATTTGCACCTTTGCAGCAAATTGGCCCTGCAGTTGATACCATTACCATCTCTGTAATGGCTTGGGCTGAAAATATAGTATTTGGAGCTCCAACTACCAATAATTTACCCGGTTTAGTTCCACAGTCGTCTGATGAGTATTCTGAACCTGGACCTGTTGAACACACAGCCAATGTGCTTGCAAAAGTATCTGGTCAATTAATTAAGATACCCAGTATAGCTCCCTATGCTAGAGTTTCTCAATATATGTTTTCTTCTTTATCTAGTATGGCACATATTTTCGGGTTTTCGCGGCCAAATGTTATAACAGATTTTCACACAGTTAGAGAAAGGAAATATCCTAATTTTGCTTCCACCAATCAGAAAGATCCTATATACAAAATGACTTTGGATGATAAACAAGAAGTTACCGTGGATCCTCGTGTGGTAGGTTTTTCAGGTAAGGATTCTATGGCTATTAGCGATATTATAGAAAGAGAAGCTTGTGTTTCTGGACAAAGTTGGCAAACATCGATGTTGCCTGGTAAGGCTTTATTTTTTATGAATGTTTCACCTAATTTTTGGGTGACTGGTATTGGTGCTACTGCACCACAAATTTCCATGTGTCCCATGACTTATGCTGCTCAGGCTTTTAGATATTGGAGAGGTTCCATAAGATTTAGATTTGTAGCCGTTGCTTCCTCTTTTCACAGAGGGAGATTGCGCATCATATATGATCCTGCTGGCTTTGGTACTACTTCAGCCACGACGGTTTATGAATCTAATACTAATTACAACTATATTTGGGATTTATCTGAGTCCCATGAGGCTATTATAGATGTTTGCCATATGAGTAACCTTGCTTATAATAGAACTGTTAGACCTGGTGCTAGTGGAGTAACTGGTGGTGTTGGTACCACTTTTGGAGCTTCTGGTATTTCACATAGTCCTCAATTTGACAACGGCACATTAGCAGTTGTCGTTCAAAATGATTTGACTTGCAGTGGGCAAGCAGTTAGTGATATCACTATTTTATGTTATGCTTGTGCTGGTCCAGATTTTGAATTTTTTGAACCAGAGAATTCTATGAACAATTACTCTTTTTTCCCTCAATCTGGAGAAATGATGCAAGATGATTTAATGCTTCGTTCAGCCAAAAAAGTTAATGCGGTTTTTGGCAATTATATAAAACCAGATGATAAAGCTGCACATATTTTTCATGGTGATCCCATTGTTAGCTTACGTGCTCTACTTAAAAGGTATAATTTGTACACAGTGTTACCTATGCCAGCCGTACCTACAGGTAATTCTTTATTTACTTGGAATATATCAGCTTTTCCTTTACATAGGGGTAAAGCTCCTAACGGTATGCATTTAACTGGTACAGCTTCCACTAACTACGTAAACAATACCCACTTATCATGGTTTGCACCATTATTTTTAGGTAGGCGTGGTGGAATAAGATTACGCATTACTGATATGAGCACTAGTGATTTACAAGGTAATCATCTTATTCTCACTCGCACGCCGACGGCCAATTATTTAGCTTCGGTTTCAGTTGCTCCTTCTGGTACATCTTCTAGTGCTTTAGCACGGTCTTATGTCACCACAGTTGGCAACTTAGGTTTGACATCAATTTCGAATGGCAATGCAGGATTTACCTTGGGAGAGGCTCTTGCAGGTGGTCGCACCGTAGTTGATGCTGAAATACCTTACTACACAAACAAAAGATATTATCCTTGTAGACGATATGATCTTTCTGCCGGTTCCGATATGGGAGCCACAATATTAATGTCTACAACAAATCCAACTACTACTGTTAAGTCAGGTTTATTGAACGTGGCTGTTGCAGCAGCTGATGATTTTTCTTTCATTGGTTACATCAACACACCAGTAGTATATTATGTCCCTGCTCTTCCTTAGGAAGAGTGGAGGAAGCACTCGCAGCAACCGCGGGGTGGCTATATGTCATGGGGCTCTCCCGTCATTTCTTTTAAATTAACCTTAATTTTATGGCGGACGCATCCGCCAGTTTTACAGAGGTTGCAATTTTAAGAAGTGAATAGCCCTACACTATAAACGCATAACACAGT